TTTCCATAATGGTAATAAAATAATGAATGACAGATATAATGGAGTTTTCCCATGGCGAAAAATTTAATCATAGGTGCTTTTACAGGATACAATTACAATCAATTGAAACCTTGGGTTGAGTCTATTGAAACTTGTGGTTTCAAAGGACATAAAGTAATGATTGTTGGTGATGCATCAGATGATACTTGTGCTCACCTCATACATCATGGTTTTGAATTAATTGCGATGCCAAAAATCAATGCACCAATTCATGTTGCAAGATTCTGGTCAATATATGATTATCTACATCGGACTCCAATATATGATATCGTTGTAACCACCGATGTTAAAGATGTATATTTCCAAAGAGACCCATGTAAATGGATTAATGATAACATGGGTGATAAATCTTTGGTGGCTGGTTCGGAATCTATTCGTTATCAAGATGAACCATGGGGTAATGAAAACTTACTTCAAACTTACGGACAAGAAGTGTATGATAGGTTCAAAGGCAACACCATTTTCAACGTAGGAACCATTGGTGGTAAATCTCATTATGTTAGAGATATGTGTTTCAACATATTCACTAATGCAATCAACAGGCCAATTCCTATCGTTGACCAGGCGGTCTATAATGTGTTACTGAACACACAACCATATAAAGATAGTGTCTTGTTTACCGACCAAGAAGATGGATGGGCAGTACAACTTGGTACTACTGGTGACCCATCAAAGATAAATCAATTCAGACCATTCTTAACTGAACCAGAACCTATTTTTGATTATGAAAATAAAATTATCACAACAACGGATCATATGTTACATTGCATCGTACATCAATATGACCGTGTACCAGTTTGGAAAAAGTTGGTGATGGACAAGTTCGGTCAGGAAGACCTTAACAATTTCTTTACATATAGGACAGTATAATGAGTGACGTTATTAGATTTAATACAGAAACACAGGCCTTTGGTACACAAAATTTATGTTCAGGTTATGGTCTTGGTGCCATGATTAAAGACATGGTTAATCCAGTTGGTTTAGAAATCGGTTGTGATATTGGTGATACAAGTAATTTTCTACTTGACTCAAATCCGACACTTGAATTAACATCAGTTGATCCATATGAAAATTATGTTGATTGGAACGGAAATAATCTTGCCGGCCGTGAAGAAATGTATTATAATGTATTGAAACGTTTGGATGGTTATTCCAATCGTTTTGAATTGGTTCGTAGAACATCAGATGATGCAGTTGAATTGTTTGTAGATGAACAGTTTGATATCATCTTTATTGATGGCCTACATACATACGAACAACTAACTAAAGACTGTGCAAATTACTATTCTAAGTTAAAACCAGGTGGTATTTTTGCAGGACATGATTTTACTGCAATTGAAGGTGTTAATCGTGCAGCCAAAGAGTTTGCAGCACAAGTTGGCAAAGAAATTCTTTTAACTGAAAAAGATGTTTGGTATTGGATAAAATAATTATTGGAGTTTGATATGAGTAAAAATGTTTTGATTACTGGTGGTTGTGGATTTATTGCACACCACGTTATTGATTTATTGATTCAGAAAACTGATTGGAATATTACTACACTTGACCGTTTAGATTATTCTGGTAATTTGAATCGTTTGAGTGAAGTGTTGGAAAAATATGATGCACAGACCAGAAAACGTGTTAATATTGTTTTCCATGACTTGAAGGCTGAAATTAATCCTTTGGTCGGTAACTTCATTCACAAGAATGGTAAGATTGATACTATTCTTCATCTTGCGGCTTCGTCACACGTTGACCGTTCAATCACACATCCGATGGAATTCATTCAAGATAATACCATTGGTACTGCTCACTTACTTGAGTTTGCTCGTAGATTAGATAGTCTGGAAACATTCTTGTATTTCAGTACTGATGAAATCTTTGGCTCTGCACCTCCAGGTGTTGCATACGGAGAAAGAGCAAGATACAACTCCACCAATCCTTATTCTGCATCCAAGGCAGCCGCCGAAGAATTCTGTGTTGCATATGAAAACACATACAAGATGCCTATGATGATTACCCACACAATGAACGTGTTTGGTGAACGTCAGACCCCAGAGAAGTTTATTCCTTTGTGTGTTGACCGTGTTCGTAAAAATGAAAAGATTTACATTCACTCAAATGCTGACCGTACAGAAGCAGGTAGTCGTTTCTATATTCATGCAGCTGATGTTGCTGAAGCATTGCTATTCTTGATTACAAAGAAACCAGAATCACCATCTGACTATGGCCATGCTAAATGTGCCAAATTTAATATTGTTGGTAAGGAAGAAGTTGATAATTTGACTCTTGCTAAACTTGTTGCACAAGCACAAGGTAAAGAATTGATTTATGAAATGATTGATTTCCATAATTCAAGACCAGGACATGATTTACGTTATGCACTGGATGGTAGTCTAATGAGGTCGTTAGGTTGGGAACCAACGATTGCATTTAGTGAAAGAATTAAACAAGTAAGTGATTGGTACTTACAGAATACAAGGTGGTTAGAACTATGAATGATTGTGAAGTAATTAATGAATGTATTGCTTGTGGTAGTACAGAACTTGTTCCTGTTTTGGATTTAGGTTCGCAACCACTAGCAAACTCTTACAAGAAAACAAAAGATGAACATGAGGTTCATTATCCATTGGCAATTAATCGTTGCACACATTGTTTCCATGTGCAGTTGACGCATCGTGTTAATCCTGATTTGATGTTCAAAGATTACTTGTATGTTTCTGGAACTACAAAAACACAATTGGATTATTTTGATTGGTTTGCCCAATTTGCAGCAGAGAAGTATGGATCAAAACCAGTTTCTGCTTTAGACGTTGGTTGTAATGATGGAAGTCAATTAGATTATTTCAAAAAATATGGTGCATATACTTTTGGTGTTGATCCAGCTGAAAATCTATATGCAACATCATCAAAGAATCATACTGTTGTTTGTGATTATTTCACAGGTAAAGAATTTGGTAATAAAAAATTTGATGTTATTACCTGTCAAAATGCATTCGCACATAACTTCAATCAACTAGAATTGTTGGAGAATGTTAGAAATGTGATGCATGATGATAGTTTATTGTTTGCAACCACATCACAATCTGATATGATTTTGAATGGTGAGTTTGATACAATTTATCATGAACATCTTTCTTTCTATAATATCAAATCAATTGATGCTCTATGTAAGAGAGCTAATTTAAACTTGGTTGATGTTGTTAAGAGTCCAGTACATGGAACAAGTTACATTTTTATCATATCAAAGTCTAAGTCTGCGCCTGCACATATCTCAAATCTAATTGACCTTGAAGCACAAAAAGGACTTTACACTGAAAAGACATATGATGACTATGCAGCTAATTGTTTGGATAATGTAAAACAATTTGCATCTATCATTAGAGACATGAGAAGTACAGGTGTTCCTGTGGTTGGTTATGGTGCACCTGCAAAAGGTAACACACTAATGAATTTTGCACAAGAAGGTCCAGACTTTATTATTGATGACAATCCTTTGAAACAAGGAATGTTCACACCAGGAAGTTCTGTGCCTATCTTTGGTACTGAATATTTGAAATCACAATTTGGTGATGTGGATAAACTTTGTATCATTCCTCTTGCATGGAATTTCTACAACGAAATTAAAATGAGAACAAAAAATATCCGACCAAACAAGAATGATATTTTTGTACGTTACTTTCCAGAGTTTAAGGTTGAATGATGGCAAATTTAATTATATGTCCTGTTGGCATGGAGATGCCACATGATCCACGTTGGAAGAAAGAGGACCATTGGCGATGGACAAACAATGAACGAAACTATGAAACTCTTTTGGTTGTTTACAATGATTTTGTTCCAGAACCTGGTTCTTACGACCATATGGTTCGTATCAAGGGTCATAAATGGCAACTTATGAAAGAAGTGGCCAAAGATATTCCTTTAGGTAAATACAACTATATTGGTTGTGTTGATGATGACCTGATTACTGGTTATCAAGATTTCAACAAAGGTCTTGAATTGGCTGAGAAATTTAAATTTGAATATTGGCAATTATCAATGCCACATGATTCAAGCTTGATTTATAAACCACTGTTTAATGATCCAACTTGTGATTTTAGTGAAACCAATTTTATTGAAATGGGTTCTTGTTTCTTCACTGATGAGAAATTCAGATTCTTAATGGAATTCACCAGTCATTGGGACTTAGAAATTGCATGGGGTATTGATAAAACATTCTATGACTTATTTCAGTGTCCAGCAAATGTCGTACATACAGGTATGATTCATCAACCATTCAGAGATAGTTATTATGATAAACAAAGAGCTATGGATGAAATGAACTACTATTTGTACAAAAGATATCCAGAGATTCTAAAAGAACATTATGGTCGTCAATCTAATTTTGTTGATAGACAAGATACACTGAGAAAATTCAAAGTAAACGCATGAAAAAATACCTATATTATCATATATACTTGACGGAAGAAACAGGTTGTTGGTACAATCATTTTCTGGAACAGGTGGTTGCAACGATTGATTCTGGTTTATATGAACATATAGAAAAAATGTATGTTGTTTGTATAGGCAAAAAAGAAGAAGTTGAAATGTTTACTGGTATTTGTAATACATTTGGTAAGATTGAAATACTTGAAAAGATAATCTTAGATGATGATATGGAAGAAAATTTATCATTACAACACGTTTCAAAGATTGATTATCAAAAGAAGAATATACACGATGAAACTTTGACAATGAAATATTTGCAAGAACATGCCAAACGTGAAGATGCACATTTCATGTATTTCCATGCAAAAGGTATTACAGTTCCATGGCGAATGAGAGAAGAAAAAATCTATCAGCCATTTGTGAATTATTATTTTTGGAGAAAGTTCCTACAATGGGGTTGTATTGAGAATTGGAAACTCTGTACGGATAAACTGGAAGACCATTCAGTATCTGGTGTCAACTTTGGCACTTGGCCTGTTCCACACTATTCTGGTGGGTTCTGGTGGTCTAAATCAGAGTATGTCAATAAACTTCCAGACATTACAGAAAATGACTGGTGGAATGAAATGAGAAGAACGACACCACTAAACACATTTGATTCTAACCGTAATAAACCAGAAATGTGGATAGGTACAAAATACAATAATGACTTCTTTAATATCGTAAGTCATCCTATTATGCCGCCAGTTGGTACTTTGGTACAAAATACTTGGCCAAGAATGTGTTATGAAGGAGTGTTACAGAAATGAAAAATATATTTTTAGTTACATCTTGTATGCAACCAACTTTTGGTGTCATCAATCTGGAAGACCGATACAAACAGACATTGGAAACATTTGAAAGTATTAGAAGCAAAACAGAAGATTCACTTATTGTCTTTACGGATAGTTCAGTTATTCCTATTGAACAACATAAAATAGATAACATAAAATCTAAAGTTGATATGTATATAGATTTGAGTAAAGACCAACAGGCTCAACAATTTAATACACATGAACAATTAAAAAGTTTTGGTGAGAATTTTCTGTTACTGAGAAGTATAACTTTTCTAAAAGGTAAATTTGACTTCGGAACTATGCAGGGTCGTATGTTCAAACTTGGTGGTCGGTCTAAATTACAAGATAATTTCAACATGAGAGATTATGACAATACTGAAGGTAAATTTATTTTTAAGAAAAGACTAAACAGTTGGATGCCTATAGAAGTTCAAAATCAATTTGGTTCTACTCATATCTTGGAAACGAGAATGTATTCATGGTGTCTATCTTTGGTGGATGAATACGAACAAATAATCTATAAGAATTTTGAGTTGATGAACAAGGGTTTAGATACTGAACATTGCCACTTTATTAATGTTCCCAAAGAAAAACTACTAGAATTTGATATGTTGAATGTCGGAACAACGATTGCAAGGACCGGAGACTATATGTTAGACTGATTTCCGGTCAGTATGTATCTAACCCAATATTTCAAAAGTTTGAATGTATTGGTTAAAAAAATGTATAAATAAGCCCATCGGCAACCAAAGTGTGTTGCATTTCTATGGGGTATAATCAATGTTAACTTTTCAATCGTTCTTAAAAGAAGAATCCGAAGGATCGGAACTTAAGCATATCCATCATGCCGAGGATCGTCCTTTGTTTCATGGTCATGCTGGTTTTGAACACGCACACGAAGCACTAACAAAAGCTCATGCTCACATGACTTCTGGTGCAAAAAGCACCAACTTAACAATGAAATATGATGGTTCTCCATCACTTGTTTTTGGCCACCATCCGTCAAATGGTAAATTTTTTGTTGCAACTAAGTCTGCTTTCAATAAGAATCCAAAGATTAATCATACAGAAAAAGATATTGACAAAAACCACGGCCACGCACCTGGTCTTGCAAGAACACTTAAACACGCACTCAAACACCTACCAAAAGTAACACCTAAGACTGGTGTTTATCAAGGTGATTTGATGCATCATGCAGAAACTAAACATCTACATGAAAGTTTTATTGTAGAAGCAAAAGACAGTAAAGTATCTTTTACACCAAATACAATTACCTATACTGCTCACGGTGATGAAGCAAAAAAGATTAAAAAATCTAAAGTAGGTATTGTTGTTCATCAAAAATATAGCCACGACATGAAAAGTGCTTCTCCTCATGTCGACCATGAAAACTTCAAAGAACATCCAGATGTTCATATTCATGGTGCAGAACATGACACAAGTAAAGTCAAACATTCTCCAGAAAATGAGAAGAAGTTTCAATCTCATATGGCAGCTGCAAAAGAAATCCATGACACACATGGTCACAAAATGTATGATTCTGTTCATCCAAAACACAGTGGTGAATCAGGTCATTTAGCTACATACATCAATAAAACAGTTAAACACGATGAAGTTCCATCCGTTAAAGGTTTCAAAGAACACCTACATGATGTACATGAAAAACAAGCAGCAAAAGTTAAAACTGAAAAGTCTAAATCGGAAAAAACTGGCGAAGGCAAAACTCAAATTTCTCACGTTGAAAAGAACAAGTCACATTATGGTAATCTATTTGCAATGCACCACCACTTACATCAAGCCAAAAATGCACTGGTAAGTTCTTTAGAAACACATGAAGGACGTTATCAACATCACATTCAAGGCAAGAAATCTAAGCCAGAAGGTTTCGTTGTCCATCACAATAATGAACCAACTAAATTAGTTAATCGTGCCGAATTTGCAAAACAAAATCTTTTAAAAGTCCGTAAATGAAATCATTTTTAGATATTCTAAGAGAAGAAAAGAGTGGTGAAAAACACCATGTCTTTACTTTTGGTAGAATGAATCCGCCAACTACTGGTCATTTAAAGTTAATTGACAAAGTTAAAGAAGTTGCTGCAAAACATAATGCTGGCCATACAGTTGTCACATCCCATTCACAAGACGCAAAGAAGAATCCTTTATCTGCTGCACAGAAAGTAAAGCATTTAAAGAGATATTCTCCTGGAACTAATTTTCATTCATCATCAAAAGAACATCCAACATACTTTCATCATGCAGCTCAACTGCATAAACAAGGTGTAACGCATCTGCATATGGTGGTTGGTTCTGACCGTGTTCATAAAATGAAAGAAACTTTACACCAATATAATGGTACACACCATGGTGCATTGTATAATTTCAAAAAAATAACTGTACATTCTGCTGGCCATCGTGATCCGGATGCAGAAGGAACAGAAGGTATGTCTGGCACCAAAATGCGTGAACACGCCAAAAATAAAGACCTTGCTAAATTCAAACATGGTGTTCCTAGTCATGTTTCTGGTGCTCATGCAAAAGAGTTGATGCACGACACAAGAAAAGGCATGGGATTACACGAATCTTACAATCGTGGTATGTTTAAGGCCATCTTTGTAACAGGTGGACCAGGTTCTGGTAAAGATATTATTATCCGTGAAGCAATCGCCGAATCAAAGGCAGTAGAATTGAATTCAGTACAAGCTTTTGATTATCTGATGGACAAACAAAGATTATGTGAAAAATCTAATGACTTCCGTAGAGAAGCAGTTAGAAATCGTGGACCATTAATCATTAATGGACCTGCTGATGACCATTCTCGTATGATTACAATCAAAGAAGAACTGGAAGAACTTGGTTACGAAACAATTATGGTATTCGTAAATACAACCAATGAAGCAAGTCAGGAAAGAAATCAACGATTGACAAAAATGGTTGCTGAATCAATTCGCCGTGAAAAATGGGAACTGGCTCAATCGTGTCAGGAATCTTACAAACAGAATTTTGAAAATTTTATATACTTTGACAATAGTTCCGAAATTGAATCTATTGAAGAAGATATTACTGAGACCTATAAAAAAATAAATACATTTATAGAAAGTAAAAATTATGGCGATATTTCTTATTCATGGTTGGAAAATCATGATAGATTGAGTGCCAATGAATCATTTAATTATTTTAAGGAAAATTATCATGCTAAAGAAAGTACTAGATTGGTTGAAGGTAAAGCCAAAGGTCCAAGAATCACCAGTGCAGGAGGCCCCAAAGCCGATGGACCAGACGATATCAGTCCCGACAACAGAGCCAGTGACGCCAACGCCGGTGATATCAAGTGGAACAGAGGTAAAGGAAGAGGTAGTTACAACTTCAAAACCTACACCGAAGAAAAGAGCACCCCGCACCTCCAAATCTTCCCAAAGCCAAAAGAAAGTAACTTCTCCAAAGACAAAGACAAAGTAAGTAAAAATAGATTTTCCAATGCCCCGTCAGCGAATCAAAGAATGAGAAATGTGACGGGTATTGGACCAGAATACGATACACGCCAACAGGGAACAGTATACCCTATGTCTGGTCTAGGCGATGTAACATACAGAGAACAGATAGAATTTAAAAACTTTAGAAATAGAGTTAAAGAAGCAATAGACGATCCAGGTGCAAATGACATGGGTGTTGGTGGAACTTTAGGTGGTGCAACCAATAAAGAACCAATGCAGTCATATAAGGACCAAGATAGAAATTACACAAATATTAAGAAGAAAAAGAAATGAAATCTTTCAAACAATATTTAAATGAAGTTGATGTACATACTATGCGCCAAGATGCTGAAGAAATTAAGCGTCAGAAAAAGCATTTAAAAGATAAAGCTAAAGAATACCAAGACCAGGCAGATAGAGAAAAATCCGTTGGTAGTTTTGGTGGTGCAGCAGATGCTAAAGGAAAAGGTTTTGAATTAGCTGCAAAAAACATTAAAGAATCTACACCAGCATGGCAACGTTCTGCTGGAAAAGATCCAAAAGGTGGCTTAAATAGAAAAGGTATTGCTTCATATCGTAGTGAACATCCAGGTTCTAAACTTTCAATGGCTGTTACAACAAAGCCATCTAAGTTAAAAGCAGGAAGTAAAGCTGCAAATAGAAGAAAATCATTTTGTGCCAGAATGTCTGGTATGAAAAAGAGATTAACGTCTGCTAAGACCGCACATGATCCTGATTCTAGAATCAATAAATCTTTGCGTAAATGGAATTGTTAAAACGGAGAACAACAATGATAAACTTAAAGAAAAACGATGCGATTGCTGATGCAGTTAGAGGCATTATGGAAAAAGAATTAGTTGGTAATCAAAAGAAATTGGACAAGAACCATAATGGTAAACTTGATAGCCAAGACTTTAAAATGTTAAGAGGTCAAAAGAAGGCAACTGAGGATGTTGAACAGATTGATGAGATTAGTGATAAGACTTTAGGCAACTATATAGATGCCGCAAGAAAAGACAGAGAACATAACAAAGTTAATAAATCAGCTCCTGATACTGCACAAAGAGTTAATGCTAATGAGCGTGATAAGAAGCGTATCGCTGGTATGAATAAAGCAAAAGCTTATTTAACTCCTGGAACTGCAGGTCATGCTAAAAATCAAGCACGCAGAGCAGCCAATGAAGAAGTTGAATCAGTTGAAGAAAATGCTTTTGACTATAAGAGTCCTCGTCAACCAGAACCTAATGGTGGTTCAGGTGTAAAGAAAGGTACTCGTTACGGTGGTTCTAAACAAAAAGAAAAACCAGAACAAGAAGAACCAAAAGAAAAGAATGAAGAATATGTTGACGAGAAGTTTGGTGGCACACAAAATATGCTTAACCAAACTACACATAAGAGCAATGATCCGATGCGCCGTCTAAAGATAACTACTGACCATCCTCGTTTTGCTAATAAACCTCTTAACTCAACTTCACAAAATATTTTGAAGAATAGATTAAAATCTGCTCAAGGTACTCATTCTAAACCAAATCTACCAGAAGAAATTGATCCTTCTGATAGAACAGAAGATACTCCTGCTGGTCGTGTAAAGACCAAACAAAAAGACGATGTTGGACCAGGTTCAGATGGTAGAAGTACTAAAGTTAAATATCATCCAGGTCCTATGACACTTAAAAAGATGAGAGAAAATTACGAAGAACCTATCCTTAATGAAATGATTAATGAAGTTCTTTCTAAAGATGCATCTGCTTATGATTACATTCACGATTTTGTTCATTCAGATAATCCTAAGTTTGCTGGTAAATCTAAGGCTGAACGCAAGAAACAAGCTCTTGCTGCTTACTATGCAAAGAAAAATGAAGAATATGTTGAAGAAGGTATGTTAAAAAATGCTGCTAAGAAAGCATTCAAGGCATTGACAGGTGGTTCTGATGAGGACCAACGCAAAGACCTACAACGCAAGATGGGTGTACCACAAACTGGTCAGAAACCAGTCAAAGAAGAAGAACAAGTCGATGAAGTTGTTCATGTGTATCGTCAAGATGCCGACAGAGACCGTGGTCCATTGCACAGCAAACATTCTGCTCCGTACCGTGAAGTCAATCAAAAGTCTCGTGACCAATTGGCCAAAGAAGTAAAATCAGCAAGAAAATCTGGTGCATTCAAGGTTACAACTCATGCATCAGTAACTGGACACTCTGGTAAAACCTACACTCAAAAGACTGCAGGCGGATTGCAAGGCAGCAAATTACATGTTATGGGATTGAAGAATATGAAGGCCAATGAAAGTGTTGTATCAGAATCTAAAGGTCCAACAAGTCAAATGGATGAACCATTCATTACTGATGGTGAAAATAAACCTTTGAACAATGCAAAAGAACTTGCTGCAAAGACCATGAAAAGAATGAAGAATGAAATGCTTGGAAAAACAGGCACATCCGAATAAGGTAAAACCATGACAGCAAGAGCACAGAAACTAAAATCAATAGTCAAAGGTACTGCACCTCAGGCAACATATGGCACAAATCCAAGTGACCCTTGGTCTGCAAAAACCAATATGTCTGAGGATGCTGCGTTAGACAAATATCTTTTGTCCAGAGGAATTAATCCTCAACACGCTACAAAAGACCAAAAAGTTGCTCATTCTAAAACAGGTGCTTTCATTCTTTGGAAAAAAAGCAGAATGATGGAAGATACATTGCAAGAAAAAGTTGACAAAAAAGATACTGTCACATTAGATATTCCATTGTTGATTCGTGTTTTAGAATTGGCTCGTGAGGATATTAAAACAGATATGGATTTACACCGTGTTGTAGAGAAATTGATTAACATCCGTAATAAAGGTATGTTGACAATGAAAGACTATAATTACATTTCTAAAATCCATGAAGAAGTTATGCCTCTAATATCAGAGAATCATATTGCTATTGCTATGGGTAAAATGTTGGATGATGAAGGTAGTATGATTCTAAATCAATTGGATGATATTGACCGTTGTTCAAAAATGATCCGTGATTATATTGGTAAAGATTATGAAAAACAATTACCAGCATGGGTACAATCCAAAGTAACTTTGGCTGCTGATTATATCAATACTGTTGGTTCTTATTTGATGAGTAAAAATGAAGAGGTTGAATCTATTGATGAAATAACAACTACTGGATATCATGCAGCTGCCGTAAAGAGTAGACAAGATGCTGCTGTTAAAGTAATGTCTAGTATGGGTCAGGACAAAGCAGCAAGAACAAAGTTGAATGCTCGTAATGCTGGTTTAAAAAGACTTAGTGATAGAACATCAGCAGAAATGAAGAAAGCTAATTCTGGTCCTCAGAGACAACCAGTTGGAAAAGAACCTACTGAAGCAGAACGCCGTGGTTATGGTCAAGGTCGTTACATGGGTGATTCTGTTGAACATGATGAATCATTGGTAGAAGCACAATCTGCTGCGGTCCGTTTCCAGAAAGCATTAGAAGCTGCCAAGAAGAAGCGTGAAGAAGAAGAAAGAAGAAACGCAGAGAATGTCAAGCGTGCTTTGACTCCAAAACCAGTACAAGAAGCAGACTGTTCTTGTGATGATTTACCAGCACAAGACAAGAACAAGAAATTGATTCAAATGTCTAAATCTGCAAGAATCATAAAATCCATTTACAAAAAGCAAGGTGTAAAAGAAGAAATTTATGACCACGAAAAAGAAGATAAATCAGTTGCTACATATGGTAAAAAACCAAAAGTTGTAACAAATGATCCAAAAGCAAGTTTTGGTGATAACGGACCTGATGCTGCAGCCGTTCTAAAAGGCGGTACTACTTTAACAGGTCAGAAAAGAGATACAGTAGAGATTGACCCAATGATGAGAAAACGTCCAGGGTCTGATCCAAAAGGTAAAAACAAAGAGACATAAATACAACATATAACCCAAGGTTAAAAGGAGAATAACATGCCATCATGGGGTAATACCGATTCAATTTACGACAAACCACACTGGTCTAAGACAAGACAAGTGCATATGAAAACTTCATCTATGGTGACAGTTAATGCACAGACTTCATCCAGTAATTCATTATATTTTAATCCAACTGATGTTACAGCTGCTGGAATTGTTGCTGGTAGTTTCTACTCGCCAACAGCTAACGTTGGTATTAGTGGTGAAGCAGGATTTTTAATCTCTAACAACGTAGTAAATCTCGTTGCTGGTGGTCAAGTTCGCTTTGCTAACAATTTTTATGGTGCTGTTGCAAACGGACAATTAACTGGATCAACAATTCAATTTGACCAAGCAATTTCATATCAGTCTAGTGAACGTTCAAATACATACAATCAAGATACAGTTTTAGTTACTACAACTCGTTTAGCTAATGCCGTTTTTGCAAATAGTACTGTTTATTCATCATCAGCACTAGCAAATTCTGGTTCAGCTGCAGCACATACAGGTTGGGTAAACGTTGTAACTGGTACTGGTGGTCGTCAAGGCCGTGTTCAGACCGAAGTGTTGATTGCATTGGCTAACGCAAGTGCTACAATTGCTTATTCTGCTAACACAAGTAACGTTGCAACATACTATAACAGTCTATAAAACAGGTGGGCACTTAGTGTGCCCATTTTTATAATATGTTTGATGATTTGAATGAAGATAATTTTTTAATGTATGCGGTTAAGTGTTATACATCACCTCATTGCATTTTGTCTGAATTTGAAGGGGACATTAAAAGAACCAAATACCTGAAAAGGTTATTTCGTAGATATAAAGTCACCAAAATAATCAAAGAAAGACTTATCTTAAATCATATCATTTTATTGAACAATGTTTTTGGGACGGAAGCAACTGCAAGAATATTGTTCTATAAAACAGATGAGCGTGATTATGATATACTGAAAACGTTTTTATCTTATTTGAACCTTGCGCCAGAAGTGGTATATGGTATAAATGGTAAAAATATATTAGTAACGGAAATTCCTTTAGATATAAATGTCGCAGAGATATTAGCAAAGATATGAAAACTTTTAAACAATTTATGGACGAACAAGGAAGATGCTGGCCAGGTCACAAACCTGTACCAGGTAAAAAACCTTATTCTCCAGGTAGTTGTGTAAAAGAATCAGCTGCAGCCGCCATAGCCGCTGCAACAGCAATAGCTAAAAAGAAATCCGGAAATTACGATTCAAAAGGATTCCGTAAAACAAAATATAAAAACCCAGACAGTCCTAATATTAAATCAAACGAGCAAAGAAGAAAAGAACTTGCTGAAGATTTAAGAAAATGGTTTGCTCAAAAATGGGTTCGTATGGATACCAAAGGAAATATTAAAGGTCATTGTGCTCGTGATCCTGGTGAAGGCAAACCTAAATGTCTTCCACAAGCAAAAGCACAATCTCTGGGTAAAGAAGGTCGTGCTACAGCTGCTAGAAGAAAACGTAGAGAAGATCCAAATCCAGAACGCCGTGGTGCACCAATTAATGTTAGAACAAAGTAATGAAATCATTCAAAGAATTTAGAGAAGAACACTTAGAAGAAAAAAATGTTCCAACAAGTCCTGAAAAATGGGCTAGAGCAAAATCAGCTGCAAAATCTAAATTTGCTGTATATCCATCTGCATATGCAAATGGTTGGGCTTCTAAGAAATATAAAGCAATGGGTGGTGGTTGGAAATCAACATCAGAAGAAGTTGTCAAAGAAGATGGTATGGGTGCTGGTGGTGTTGCACCTGTTAACAATGTTGGTGGCGGAAATATTGCTGGTACTGGTGGTAAAGGCGGAGAACCTGGTGTCTCTAAGAAAAGAAACCCACTAATGTCATTCTACAGACGCAAACCACCAAAGATGTAAAATTATGTGGTTATTACATTGGTTACCTAATTGGATTTTCTACGCCGTCTTAATTGCCGGCGTTGTCGGCTTGGTCGTATCATATTTTGTAAGATTTTTGTCATTTATTCCATTTGTCTATGTCTACAAAACTCCTATACAACTTGTTTCAATTATTGCAATTGCAATAGGCACTTTTATGTCTGGTGCAATATATGATAATAATGCATGGCAAGCAAGAGTAAAAGAAATGCAAGATAAAGTTGCTGCTGCTGAAGTACAATCAAAAGAAGAAAATATAAAGATTGTAGAAAAGGTAGTAACAAAAACACAAGTGATTAAGACCCGTGGTGAAGATATTATTAAATATGTTGACCGTGAAATTGTTAAGTATGACACAAAGTTTGCTCCTGGTGGTGAATGTGAAATACCAAAAGAGTTTATCAAAGCAATTAATGATGCAGCTGAGGCACCAAAATGAAATATATTGCACTTTTATTAATGGTTGGTTGTTCCACTACTGTTCCGGTTACAATGAAATTTCCTGAAGCACCAGGTACTGTTGTAATGATGCCTTGCCCACAATTACAAAAAGTTCAAGATGACACTAAGTTAAGTGATATTACTAAAACAATAACAAATAATTATGGTACATACTATGAATGTGCTGTGAAAAATGATGCATGGATTGAATGGTATCAAAAACAAAAACAAATTTTTGAAAGTGTAAAATAATGGAACTAACAAAACAACAACTAAAAGAATTGCTTCCAAAAAATCCATATATTGACCATTGGCATCACGCTTTGTCAATATTGTTACCGGATTATGAAATCAATACACCAAAAAGAATAGCAGCATTCATAGCTCAATGTGCTCATGAATCTGGTGGCTTTACAGCACTCAAGGAAAATCTAAATTACAAACCTGCAACTCTACGCAAATTGTTTGGCAAGTATTTCCCAACAGATGCACTAGCAGAAGAATATTGTTCAAAACCAAATAAACAAGAAGCTATCGCCAATCGTGTTTATGCAAGCCGTATGGGTAATGGTGATGAATCATCTGGTGATGGCTATAAATATTGTGGCCGTGGACTGATTCAATTGACAGGTAAATCTAACTATGTTGCATTTGCCGATTCTTTAGAAATTACTCCAGAAGAAGCATCAGAATATCTTGCTACTTTTGAAGGCGCAGCCCAATCAGCTTGCTGGTTTTGGGAAACAAATAACTTGAATGCTTTGGCAGACAAAGGTGATATTTTAAACATGACTAAGCGTATCAATGGTGGTACAATTGGACTTGAAGATAGAATCAAACATTATGAACACGCATTAGATGTTTTGGGAGCTTAATCATGTCGGACAAAAAACTTTTGTATATAGCGCTTGCAATAATTGTTTTACCATTAACATTAGCATTTTGTGCTGGAGATAGATTCCGTTATCCGTGCCAAGACCCAGCAAACTGGGATAAAGACTTTTGTAAATTTCCAATATGTGATGTAACAAGAACTTGTCCAGAACATATTTTTAAAGGTCAGAGAGACCCAAGATTAGGTCCACCAAAAGAAGCGCAAAATGTTTTAGAAGAACAAAAAACAAAATCAATATCTTGCCAACAAGGAGTAAATTGTGGAAAATAATAATACTTTCATGTACACAGAAGAGCAGTTGATGGCTCGTTTGAAATTTTTTATCGGTATCTGTTTAGCATTGACACTAACAGGTATTGTATTTGTTGTGTTATTCTCCATCATCTTTGTTACCCAACCATTAAATGCTATCAGTCCAATTGATTCAAAATTCTTTGAGTTGATTATTCCTATTGCAACATTCTTAACAGGTACATTGTCTGGTATTATGTTGGCTGGTAACGACAAAGATTTAAGAGCAAAAGCTCTAGAATCAGCAAATCGTCCATATACTGCACCACCAGCACCACCTCCTGCACCGGCACCAACACGCAGTATATCATCACCTATTGGCGATGTACAACCAACAGTAACGTCACAAGTAGTAACAGGCTTCGGTGGTAAACCTGCACCTGCACCTGCACCTCAACCAGAAATTTAAGGAGTTATTATGAAGAATACATTTTGGTCTTTCTGTTTAATTTTAGGTCTTTGGTTTCCAGCATATAACAACCATGTATTTGCTTCTGAAACAAAACAAGTTTGCCATGACAAAGTTGACAAAGCCGGTAAGCCAGTTATGGGTAAAGATGGCAAACCAAAGCAAGATTGTAAAACAATTAAAATCCACAAAAAACTAGAAGGCACAGAAGTACCTGTGAAGAAATAAATGGCAACTACAGTAGAGAGAATAGGTATCGTTGAGACAAAGGTAGAAAATCTCAACGAAAAGATGGATGAACTTAAAGTTGATGTCAAAGATATGCACGATTGTCTGGATAAGACCCGTGATGAAATTAAAGACCAACTAAAGGAAATGTATGATGCATCATGCACCCAACATGCCTCCTTGTCCAAGGAAATATCTGCCATCAAATCTCAAAGAGATAAATTGATTTGGACATTTGCCGGAGTTGTTGGCGCTGGAGGTTTCTTTGCCGGCCATGCCGACAAGATATTGGCATTATTTACCTAATCTCTACTTGACTTATTATTAAGGTTCTGTTACAATGACGGAACTTTAATCACATGGTTTCGTTATGTCCGTTTATATTGATAGAACTTTTTTGCTGAGGCTTTCTCCAAAGCTGAACAAATTCACACAGAAGAAGGAAGACCTGTACAACTTCAGGTGTCCTCTCTGTGGCGATTCACAAAAAAATAAATCCAAATCCCGTGGTTATGTTTACCGCAAGAAGAATGACTATTTCTATATGTGTCATAACTGTGGTGTTTCTACCACTTTCTTTAATCTACTTGACAAAGTTGATCCAAACTTGTCAAAAGAATATTCATTAGAACGTTATAAGGATTCTGCCAGTGCGAACAACTACGTCAAACCGACCTTTGAGGAATTTAAAACTGAATTACCAAAGTTTAAGAGGTCTTTGGGCATCCCATCAATCAAGTCTTTACCAAAAGAACATTATGCTAAAGTGTATGTTGAGTCACGCAAGATACCCGAGGGATTTCATTCGGAGTTATACTTTGCAGAAGATTTCAAAGGTTTCGTGGAATCCTTGCAGATTGAA